CCGCCGCTTTCGCCTTGGCATCTGCCGCCGCTTCCGGCGAGTTCGGGTGCGCAGCGATGTACTGCTGCTTCTGGGCGCCAGTGAGGCTGTTCCAGAAGCTCTGCGTGACGGGCGCATCCAGGATCGTCTGGCCGGCTGCCTGTGCTGCCTTGAGCTTCTGGTCGTATATCGACTGCTTGTCCGGCGTCAGCTTGTTGTAGTCAGCCTTGCTGATCTGATTGAACGCTGGGCCTGTCGGCGCGGGTGGCGTCGGCGCGGGAGGGGCGGCGGTTGGCGGCGCGGCGGTTGGCGGCGCTGGTGCCGCTGGCGTCGCCGTGGGTGTCTCTGGCGTCGACGCTGGCGTCGCGGGAGCCGAACTCGGCGGCGGCGGCGCAGAGTCTGTGGTGGGCGCAGAGGTTGGGAGCGTCGTCGCCCCTGCGTCATTCAGGAACGTGGTGGTCGTCGGCAGCTGGTCGGCCATGGCCGGTCACACCGTAACCGGCTTGGGTGCCGGTTGGACCGTCGGTGCCGCCGCGCGCACTGTCCCGGTTGGAGCAGAGGCCGGCGCTGACGGCGGCAGCACCGCCTGCGCACCACCATCCGGGGTCGGAGGCGTCGGAGCCGGGTTCGCGTACTTGCGACCCTGGATGAAGTTCTGCGCTGCAGCAGCAGGCGTAACCGGCCCGCCGCGGCGCGTCGGCGGCGCTTGGCCGGGAACCTGCCCTGCCCCGATGCCGCGACGCTGCATGGAGCTCGTGCGGCCCTTCATCGATGGCTGCGGCGCTGCACCCGGCACGAGAACCTTCTTCTTCGCCGCCATCGGACCGCGCGCTGCCGCCGACGCGACACCCGTTTGACCCTGATTCTGCGGCGGCATCAACGCCTGTCGACCCAACTGCGATGCAACATCGGTCTTGCTCAGGCCCATGGCATTGGCTGCAGCCAGGCCACCCATGTTGGGGTTGGGGGTTTGCGGCGACTGCGACCCCGGCACCGGATTGCTGCTCCTCCATTGCAGCCCCTGCATGGGCTGACTCCCCGCCTGCGACTGCTGATTCGCGAGGTTCAGCTGATCATTGAACCTCGACGACGCGCTGCCCAGCGTCGAGATCGGCGTTGCGCCTCGAGCGGCCATGTAGGCTTGATTCGCTTGCTGCGCGCTGCCGCCAGCGTTGGATAGTGCCTGCGACTGCTGCATGCCGGTGGTCTGGATTGCGCCCTGAGGCGCAGCCGTAGCGGTACGTGCGGCGCCGGGCGCCGCACCTCTGAGTGTCGTCGGAATGGCCATGGCTCTCCTCCTGGCTTGCGCGGATAGTACTGCTTAATCGAACACGGTGGAATTGATGTAAACAGAGACACCCGGAGCAGATCCGCCAGTCATAGCAGTGCCGATGATCAGCGCCCAGGCATCGAAAAAGCCTGCAACTTCGAACTGCATGCACGTCGCCGCGGAGACGTCGACGTTCTCGATCTCGACTTTCACGAAGCCGGTCTGGCCCGGCGCCGCGACGCCAGCAGGCTCGGCGCGGATGCTGAAGACGCCAGCGGTCGTGCCCGGCGCGATGACGACAGAGACGTAGTGCCGGTTCGCGAATTCGGAATTCCTGTTCGCGACGGAGTACGTTCCCGTCGTGCTCTTCGTGATCGGGCCGGGCGTTGTGATTCGACGCCGGACTCTCTGGTCGCCAATGACTGCGCTCATCCGGTCACCGCTACCGTGAAGTTGAGACCACCCAGACAGGTGAATTCGTGGCGCGCGTAGCTCGGCGCGATCACGCGCGGGCCTGCCGCTCCGTTGAACGTGTACGTGCTGTCACCGACGGTGATCGTGCTGGTCTTGTTGATCACGAAGAACCGGTCGCCAGCCTGCAGCGTCGAGGGAACCGGCGCGTACGTCGGGCTGGCCGCATCCACGACCCACTCGACGCCGGCGCACGGGAACGATCCCAGCACCGGCAGCGTCAACGCCACGCTCGGATTCGCGATCACGGTGCGCCGGTACATGATGTGCCAGCCTTCGGTTCCGCCGACGTACGTGGCGATCGCCAGATCACCGATGTTGAGCAACGGCGTCTGCGTCTTGTACGTGGTGTTGTCCTGATCGATGCCATCGATCGGCTGGTCGCTCGAGGTGACGATGGCGCACGCCTCGTTGTGGCTCGCCGCCGTGTGGTAGCCCGCCTTGGTCACGATGATCAGGCACGGAGGATCTCCGACGCTGGGCGACGTCGGCAGCGTGATGACGACGCCAGCATCCGCGTTGATCAGTGGCGAGAGATCCACCGACACGTTGTGCGCCGCAGCAGTCAGTTGCGTGTTTGCAGAGACTACCGGCCCCAGCGAATAGAGCGAGTTGAATGCCGCCGCGATCGCAGTGAACTCGGCATTGAACAGATCGAGCGCACCCGGATCGTCCGCTGGCGCGTTGGGCTTGAGCAGGCTGGCAGCCAGCACCCCGACCGGCGTGTACAGCGGGTTGCTGACGATGATCTCGCTCATGCGGATACCGTCACCGTGAAGTGATCGGCGGAGATGCAAGTGAACCGGTACCTGCGGTACTGAACCGACAATGTATACACGCCGGTCACGCCGTTGAAGACTTGGGATCCGCTTGAGGTGACGATGTTCACGGGCGCGCCTGCGCTCGGGCCGATCATCATGCTGGCCTGCAGCCCCGGCTTGTTGATGCCGGCCAGCGACAGAGTCGTGTTCGTGATCAGGCGTGTGTCGACCACTGAATCCAGGCCGCTGAAGACGTGCAGCTTCGTCGGATCCCACGTCTGCACGGCGGTCGCGCTGGTCGGCGTCACGTAGCTCGAGACGTTGCCGTCGATGATGACCCAGCCGTAGCTGCCTCCGATGTACGCGAACGTGAGCCTGTCGCCGGGGTTCGTCAGGAATGGCAGTCCATCGAAGCTGCCGGTCGTCGCCACGCCCATGATCAACGTGCCGTCACCGGTCGTCACGATGCAACTGGCGACGTTCGCCCCCGAGATGCCGGTCTGCTGCACCTCGACCGTCACCCACGGATCGCCAATCGCAGGGTTCTGCGGGAGTTGTTGCGTGACGTAGGTTCCAACTGCGCCAGCCGAGGTGAGATCGACAAGGATGTTGAGCGCGCCGCCGCTGCTGTTGCTGAAAGCGCCGCCCGCGCTCGTCTGAACCTGCGCGCTGAGCGAATTGAACGCGTCGCGGATTGCCGCGAGGTTCGTGTTGAGATCGGTGTTCTTCAGTGGACCGAAGGGCCGAGCTAACTGCGGGGTGTAGAGCACTCTGGACACGGTTACCTCCAGCCTCTGCGCGCGCGGCGCGCGGATACCAATCCGGATGCCTGGATCGTGTGTGGGAACGCGATGTCGGAGTTCGCTGTCGCTAGCAACGAGATCGCTACGCCAGTGCCGTGCAGTTCCTTGCGGATGATGTTCTTGCCAGCCGGGCCGTAGAAACCGATGCCGTAGGACGACATCTCATCGAGCGAGGATGGCGCGAGGAACTGCGTGATGATCTCCGGTTTCTCCGGCGCTCGATATCCATATCCGTCGTCGTACTCCGCCGAAATCGAGATGTTCGAAAACACCGTCGCGCCGATGATGTCGAGACGCACGCGCCGGTACTTCTTCAGGTTGTCGATTGCCTCTGACCCGTAATAGAACTGCGTCTGGAACGATGCGTCGATGGCGGCACCCTGAACTCCGAAGGATCCGCCGACGTCGTCCTCGTAGAGGAAGCCGTCCTCGCACGCAAAGTATATTTTTTCCGAAGTCGGCGTGGCGTAGTTGCCGTTGGTAATCGTTGACGCACACGACCACAGTCGCCTGACTGAGTTGATTTTCACGGTGTCGACCTGAGCGGCAACGCCCAACCCGTGGATGTCAGTGCCAGCGGGCCAGTCGTCCAGGTTCAGCACGGTGTCCGTCAGGATCGTGGTGTTCGGATAACCTGTGAAGATTCCCGTCTGATAGATGCCGCGCACGACGCAACTGACCGTATTGTCCTGATTGTAGATCGTGTCTCCGACACTGAAAGCCGGAGTGCTCCCGAGCATCGTGGTGATCGTGGATCCTAGGGAATAGTCGCAGCGACCGATGCCGCGTAGCTCTGAGCCTACGATGCAGAACGAGAAGCAAATCCCGGCATCGAAGTAGAGGCGATACAAGCTGTGATCGCGCTGGATCGTCGCCTCGAGCGCGCCGTTGCCGGTCGCCATGTACGACTTGAGCAGCGAGTTGATCGCCTGCGACAGAGACGTGCCGTTGAAGTTGCCGAACTGCGCCGCCTGGTCGTAGAAGTTCACGCCCTCGTCGGTGAGCAGACACACGCCACCGATGGGCTGGGCGGTATCGTCTAACGCGCCCGCCTCGGTGTTGAGATCGCGCAGCTGGAAATTCTCGTTGACGTCGCCGTAGAGCATCCGCATGCGATTGCGCGTCGTGATCAGCACCGTGTTGTTGATGTTCTCCACGATGTTCGTCACGTCCTCCCCTAGCTCGCGCTGGTCAGCACCCTGCACCGCGGTCCAGTTCGTCGGGGTCTGGTAGCCGGAGTGCTGCATGTTGCCGCCGGGGTAACACAGGAACAGCTGGTCGTGCGCGGCGCTGATCTTCGTCGGTGTATCCGCCGTCGGCGTCCCGTTGAACGTCGCGACGGTGAGTCCCTGGCCGGTGATGATCGGCGTGAAGTAGATCGGCGGAGCGACACTGCCCTCCGGTGCGTAGATCTCAAACGCGGTCCCGACGCCGTTGACGCCGTAGATGCGCGTGTTCTTCGCGACGCCGGTAAAGTTCCAGCGGCGGAAGCGGTACTTGCCGTCCTTCGGCAGCGAGTTCGCGCGCACAACGGTGCCGCTGGCCGGAGTCGTAGCAACCGTCGTGGTGCCGATTCGGATGGCAGCGCCATTGCCGCCGAACGTCGGATCCCCGGTGATGGTGCGGGTCGAGAAATAGCCGCACGCATCGCCGCCGCCGACGGTGCCGAACATGATGACTAGGCGATCGACGCTGGCGCTCGCGCCGCTCACCGTGTTCACCGTAATCCCCTCAACCAGAGATGCATCGTTGTTGTTCTGGAAGTACACGATGCTGCCCAAGGTGCATTGTTTCCAGCCGGGCACGGACGACAGCGCACCGGGATTGCCCGGACCTCGAGCAGTCCACAGTCCCGCTTGCGTGGTGCCCACTCCGCCACTGCCTGGAGCCAGGTTACGGATGGCGAAGAGGTGGCCAGCGACATCGAACACGCCGAGCGCCGGCCCGAACCCAGCGGCACCACCGACGGGTTGGATGAGGCTGCGCGCGACCTTGCGCGCCGAAGAGATATAGGCAGTGGCCTTGCCGTTGTCGGACAGGAACGTCGGTTTGCCGGTCGCCGTCGCGAAGTTAAGAGGCGAGCCTGCCGTGCCGGTGTAGAACACGGACCCCGTGTCGTAGTTCGTGACGACGTCGACGTAGTTCTCGTCGCCAGCATTGGAATTGCTCTTCGCATCGTAACTGCTGGTGATCAGCGTCTTGAGCACGTTCGTAAGAACGAGGTAGCGCTGCCCGTTGATGGTCTCCCACCCGAGGAAGAATGGGCCGATCTCCGAGATGCCTGCGTACCGTTGGTTGATCTGCTGGCCGACGACGGTCGGCACGTTGGCCCCGTTCGTGATCGTCACCGGGATCAGCTGGTAGACGAACGCGCTCGGTTGCCGGTGACCGTCGACCGGCTCGCAGCCGCCCTTGCTCCGGTAGCCGCCGGAGTAGTTCGGCTCGTAGTTCTTGCACGCGAGGAGTTTGCCCGGATCGCCCAGCGCGGCGACCTCCTCGATGCTCAGCCCGCCTTGCAGTGCGAATCGCTCCGCGACGTTGTTGTCCTCCTGCGGGTAGCCGATCGCGTCGCGGAATTCCTTCAGCGTTCCCATCAGATGGTCTCGACTACCAGGGGGACATCGTTCTCGGAAACGCGGTCGTGCTCCACGCCAGGCAACTGGTCGGCGCGGAGTGCCTCGAGCAGATCCTGATACTCAGCCAGAGCGCCCTGCATCACTTCGGTTGCGCCCTCCGCCTCGGCGTACATGACCTTCGCGCGTACGATGATGATGCGCAGCGACTCCCTCGCTGCTCCCGTCGGTGAGCCACTGCTGCGCGTGACGTTGCCTGCACCCAGCTGTCCCACGCTCGACGGGTTGTTCAGCGAATATGGCTCGACAACATCCATAGGGAGAGACCTGAACCCGTATGCGAGATTCAGCGGCGAAAGATCGCCGTCGTTCTGCATACGCTGCGGACGCGCCCAGCACTCGTACTGGTAGGCGATGCTTGCCGACGCGAGTTGCGAGATGATCGGGTTGCCCGCCGGCGTCAGCGACCAGAAGGCCGGGAACGGCGCGGTGTTCTTCACTCCCGACTGCCAGGTGGCTTCGAACGTGCGCCAGTCTTGGAAGCGTGGGCGCGAGACCTGGTTCGTGCCGAAGCCGAAGACCAACGACTCGCGGTCGATCTTCTTCATCTGGTAGCCAGACTGGCCTCCCGACGCATTGCTTCCGATCGGGGCCGGACCGAATTGCGGGACCGCCAAGATGTCGGAACCAGCATTGAGCGTGCCGCGGAACTGGCGCCACATGAAGCGCCAGTTGTGGTGCATGCTCTGGATCTCGTAGTCGGCTTTCGCGATGTAGTCCACGATCCTCGCTGACTCAGAACTGTTCAGCGAGGACCGTGTGCTGTTTAGCTGATTGCCACCGTTGATGCCGAGCTCAAGGATCAAGTCGTTGCAGAGGTCGAGGAACGTCTGCATGATCTCCCTCCGCCGGCTAGCCCGGCATCGTTTGTGGTTACTTCTTCTTCGCGGCCTTCGGTTCTTCCGGCGGCTTCGTCGCCGCGTCGAGGTCAGCCTTCGTGGACTCGAGTTCCGCATTCGCAGCCTTCAGCTGTTCGCGCAGAGCCGACAGTTCCGCGTCCTTCTCCTCGAGTTCCGCCCTGTGCGCCTTGTCCGCGTCGTGGACGCGCGGTGCCGGTTCGCCAGCCGATTGCGCACTCTGCGCGGCGGCAAGCACCTCTGGATCGATCGGAACGAGTTCGCGACCTTCCGGTAGTGCCTCCTTCGGCAGACGCACGACCATGTCGAGCACCTGATCGTCCGGAGCGACATCTTGATTGGCCTCGTAGCGCGCCTCGTCGGTCGCGATCACGCTGGGCGGCACTAAGACGCCCTGCGCGGTGTACGCATTGCCGTCCCAATTCCAGACGCCGCGGCAACGACCGACGATCTCGCGCGCCTTCAGATGCTTGAAGTCCACTGTCTTCACCTCCGCTTGAATGAAAGGCGATCTTCGGCGTCGCCCTGATCCGCCATCGCTTTCCGGAACGCGACGCCTTCATCGATCTCCGGGGTGCGAATCTTTGGAGGCGTCTTGAACCCGACGCACGCGATGTCAGCGCCCGGCAGCGGGCTGGCGTTGTCGCCGGCCAGACCGTCGTTCGTCTTCTCCGTGTATTTGTGACCGCTCGTATCCTCGGCAGCTTCACCGAGTGCGAAGCCAAGCGTCATCGTTTCACGGGCCATGGCACACCTCCAAAAGTGGAAAATGCAAAAAGACCAGGCCGCCGTCAGGAGGCCTGGCCTCTACTGTCACATACCGCCTTCGATCAACCGAACCGCGTGCCGCGACCGGCGGGCGTCTTCGGGTGCTGCATATGCACCTGACCGGCGCCTTCGGTGTCGGCACCGATGTCTTCTGGCGTGACGGAAGAGATTTCCTCCCGAGCGCCGTAGCCCATCGCGAGATCCGAACCCTGGCTCGAGCCAGCTTCCGGTGCCTTCACGCGACTGCCCGGCAGCGCCGGCTCGACGTTGGTAGCTTCGGTATCGCCGGCATTTTCGCCACCGGGATAGGTCATCTTCATGGTTGCTCTCCTACGTGAATTGATATCAGAAGAACTCGAGGACCAGATTGTAGTCCGCGACACCCGCTGGAGTGCCGCCCGTCGGCGCGACCGTGGTCACATCGAGGAATGTCTGCAGCGTGCCGGCGGTGGCGCCGTCCTGCTTCAGGTCGATGCGGCCCTTGTTGGTCGATGACGGTGTCAGGTCCGGATTGTAAGCCGCGACGCGACCGTCGACGTCCTGAATACCGTACACCGTACCGGCAGCGACCGACGTTCCGGCATCGACGCCGATCTTCTGATCCATGTACTTGTTGGCGGTGCTACCGTCGCCAAGCTGGACCTTGCCTGCCGTCGTGACCACGGTGGCTGCGGTCGTGACGTTGACGTAGAAGTCGACGATGCGTGCGAAGCGCACGCCGGGCGGGATCTTGATCCGGCGAGCCGGTGCTGGGGTGGCGATGTTCAAGCCGCCCCACTGGTAGTGCCGCACGATTGGGTTGTTGTAGTTCATGCCGCGCTCTCCCATTTGACGATACGCGAGTTCGGGAAGTCATCGGCGGTCTTGTCGCCCTGAGTCTTCCCGTACCCCAGCAGGGCGTACCACGCGATGCCCTTGCTGCGACCGTAGTCCGTCGGAATCTTACCGCGGATCTCCTCGGGAATCGCGATCGCTTCCGCGACCGTGTCTTCACCGAAGAAGAAGATCCAGTCGGACTTGCCACCGTTCCACGCGTCAGACACGTCGGTCTGCGGGTTGAAGGTGGTGGAGTCTTCCGCGCCACCCTTGGGGATGTGCGTCTGCTCGCAGAACCGCAGGTTGTAGAAGCGCCCGATCTCGCCATTCATGATCATGGCGAAGCCCGTCTCGGTGTACTGATAGACGCCCTCGAGGTCGCTCTTGACCTGCGTGAATGTCGTCGGGCGCGCGATGCAGTAGTAGTCATCCCCGATGAAGGCCGGGATGTTGAACTCCTTCATCTGGTCGACGATCGCGCGGACGTGGCCCTTGCCGAACGGCACGGCGTTCGTGATGCCGATCGAGGCGGTGCCAGGACTGGTCGAGAACGTGACCGCCGTGGTCGATGTGCCAGACGACGCCGCCTGCACCTTCAAGCCGGTCTGGTTGAACTGGGTCCATGCCTGGACATCGAGCGACTGCTTGCAGTCGTGCTTGAGCACGCGGTGGATGATCTCCTGCACCGGATGCTGCGACAGGTTGTCGAGCTTCTGGGTGAAGGGAACGCTGTTGCCGAACTCGGTCATCGTCACGCTCTTCTGCGTGATGGTGAAATTCGTTTCCGGCATTGCGTTGGTTTCGTTCAGGGGCGCACCCTTCGTCACAACGCGCGAATACACGTTGAACGAGTAGGTGTCGCCACGCTGAAGGCCTTTGTCGGTCGCATCCTTCGCGTCACAGAACTGTCGGAACTTGACGACCGGCAGAACTGCCATGCGCAGGACGTTCGACAACTCGGGCGCGAACATGTAGCCGCCGAGCGCGTTGACGCTCCAAATTTGACCCGCCATCGGGATGCCTCCTCTAGTTGCCACGCGCCCGCCGGTACTCAGATCAATGGCTGGTGCCGTGCCGCGCGAAGCATGTTCACAACATCGCTGGGCGAGGTTGGATAGTCGGGCTGGGCTTCGACTTCGGGAACCCGCTCGGTGGCCGAGGATGGCGCCGGGATGCGTCGCTTGAAGTTCGTGCGCTTGCCCACCTCTGCCCCGACATCGGAGTTCGGCGGAACTTCCCGGCCTGCTCGACCGAGAACTCGCATTGCAACTTCGTCAGCGATTACGACCCATGGCCTTCCGCGGTTCCGAGAGTCCGCAACTTCCGCATTGTACAAATGTGCGCAATCTGCTCTCAGCTGTGGGTCGGCCAGTACGTCTTTGTACTTGCTCGACATCAGCGTGTTGACTGCGTCGATCTGCACCTTGCGTGCGGCTGTTGCTTCCCGCTCCGCCCATTCCTTATCGAACCTGGCCTGCTCCAGTGCGATGAGTTTGTTCACGTCAACCGTCGGTTGCGCTTGCGCCCTCATCATCACGTCCGCAAGGGCAGCAGCGCCCCGCGCGGGATCTCCAGAGTAGAGCTCGAGGACGACCTCTTTCAGGTCTTCCATGTCTACCGGTCCCGTCGCGGGCACCGTGGTCCCGGTGCGGGCGGGTTGGCGAGCCGTGGAGTCGGTCGCCACTTGCGCAGCTGGCGCCACAGTGGGTCTGCTGGGCGTCGCGCTGTTTCCGTTCAACTCCTTCAGGCGCTCGTTGAAGGCGCGGCGCTTGTCTGCCGCAACCTGCTGGAGCTCCTCCGCTCGCCGCGCATTGTCTTCGGCTTGGGCGAGCAATTCTTCGCCCTGCTGAAGCTTGTGCTCAGCGGCAAGCTGAATCTGTCGAGCCGCCACTCCGCCCGCTGCTTCAACGACGGACCGCGGCTCTTGGATCTGCCTCCCGTACACCTTCAGGGTGACCATTTCATCCTGGCCACCCGTTCGCGCGGAATCTACACCGGAGGCCGATGTCTCCGCAATACCTCTGGGCGCCTGCGTCGCGCTTTCCGCGCCGGCGTCCCCGTCGGTTGTCGTCGCGTTGCCACGCTCGACATAGCCGCCCTGCAGATCGGTAGCGCCAGGAGTGTCGCGCACGTCGATCTCCATGTCGGCCTGATGGACCGCGTTGTACTTGGAGATGATCGCCTTGCGGTTCGCGTTCGGATCGCGCCCGTCGCGCGTGCTCGGCGCGTCGACCACTCGCCCGTCGCCGTCCAGCGTATCGGTGCCGGTGCCCCGTGTTTCGCTTGCTGTCTCTTTCTCGGCCATGGCCTAGTCCTCGTCTGCGTCGTCGTTCAATGGTTGCGGGACGGAGCCGTTCATGCGCGGCGGAAGCGGGATATGCTCGCCGGGCAGATGCTCTTCCTCACGCCGAACGAATAGCGTGAAACTGTTCTCGCCGCGCAGCAGCGAGTCGCGAGAGTTCAGGAGGATCTTCGGCAGATCGGCTGCCTTCGGACCGCCGACCGCGCCGGCCCAACCACCGCTCTTGTCCACCATGAGCAGCACGATGCAATCGAGGCCTTCGCCCGCCGCATCCATCTGCTTCGTCGTCAACGCGAGGTGCTCGAGCACCTGGTGGACCGGGAGGTTTCTGTCTTCACTCATCTCCGCCTAACTCCTGACTGATTCTTTCGAGTTCGATCCTCGCCTGCTCGCCGTCCCCGATGGCCTCATCGAGCGCGAATAGGGCCATGTGTGCAGCCTGCGCGGTGCGGTGCGCAGACACAACCTCCGGTGCTCGCGGATCGTCGGCAAGCAGCCAGGTATTCTGTGCATCGAGAATCGTCCTGATGAGCCGGTCGACAACCGCTTTGCCGGTCCGGGACTCGAGGAATTTCTCGCAGTGCAGCCCGGTCTTGACGATCTTCCACTGGTCGACCAGCCCGCGATGCTGCAGCATCTCGAGCAGTTCGCCCTCCGCCTTTCGCGCCGCGGCGACGCGCTCTTGTGCAGCCTGTTCCTGTTGGTCAACGAGAGCCATGCTTACGCTTCCGCTTCTTCGGGGTGCGACGCTTTACCGTCGGGTGATATCGCTCCTGCCACGCATGCAGGCGCTCGAAATTGGCACTGTGGAGTGTACCCACGGGGAACGGACCGTACAGCCCAAGTCCCATGTCGCTGCGCGCAAACGACTGGGCGAGCGCCCCCGATATCAGGATCGGTTCTTCGGTCACGCGAATCGGGTCGGCTTATCTGCCGGGTTGCCGCCCGCCCTCTTCAGGCGCGCCCGAGCCTGACTCTGGATTCGATCTTTCGTCGCTTTCGAGATGTTGCCAGCGTTGTACGAACGCGTGGCACCACCGATCGCGAGGCGCATGTGCTTCTTGTCGCCAGCTGGAAAGCCCTTCTCGCCCTTTGGGCCACCACCGAGGTATTTGCCTGCCATGTCAGTCTCCCTATTTGAACACTACGGGCGGGATGACGTGCTTGCCCTTCGTCGTCTTGTGCTTGGCCAACGACGTCGAGCGCGGGTGAGGCTTGTTCGACTTCGGTGCCTGCAACTGCGGGCGCTGCGGCATCGGCGGGCCGGCCATCGGCTGCGTGCCGGGGGTCGTGGAGCGCGAGCCTGCCGGGACTGCCGGCGGGCCGGGCGGCGACGCGGGATTCGCGTTGGCTTTGCCAGAGGCGGCTGCGAGGAACGGTGTGAAAGGCATGTGAGTCTCCTATCCGGGTAGGCCGGGAATGTTGCCGAACTTGCCGCGCGCGATCGTGCCCGCCTCGCCCGGAACTGCACCGGGCTGGGCCTCGTTCGGGCGCAGCGAACGGATGAACGGCTCGTCGCTCGAGACTGACGGGAACTGCGTCGGCAGCGTCGATGGCGGGGCCGGAAGCGTGGTCGCCACCTGAAGCTGGAACTCGCGATCGGCTTGCATGATCGCGTTCGACAGGGCTTCGCGCTCGAGCAACAGCTGGCCCTGCTTGATCGTGTTCGCTTCCTGCTTGATCTGCTGGTCTTTGTCCGCCAGTTGCGCCTTGAGTTCCGCGACGTAGTGCTTCGCCGCTTGGTTCCCCAGCGCGATGTTCGACTGCACCTGGGATTTGATCTGGGCAATCTTCTGCGCGGAGTCCGCCTTGATCTGGGCGATCTGGACCTGGGTCTGGTACTTCTGCGCCTCGCTCTGCACTTGCTGCTGCAACTGTTCAACCTGCTGCTGCAGCGCCTGAACCTGTGGATCCTGACCCGCCTGGCCGCGCACCGACGGGAAGAACCGCGAGCCGTCCTTGTAGCCCAAGATGCCCATGATCTCGCTCACGACCGCCGGGCCGTCGATCGCCTGCATCATCTGCGGCGCAACCTGCCCGACCGTCGTGAGGCCAATGGATACGCGCTGGATGCGCTGCAGAGGGTCCGTGTTGCCGAACCCGACGCTGACCGTCATGTTCACCGGCTCGCGCAGCGAGCGGAACGCGGTCTGCCAGTCTTCCTGCTGCGTCTCGCCGGCGGCGATCTCGAGAATCGTCTGGTCGTTTTCGAATTCGCGCTCGAGCTCGACGCACTGCCCGAGTACCGGCTGCACCCACGTCTCCACGAACGTGCGCAGGCTCAACTCCGTCACGAGATCGGCACCCTGGCCCACGAGCTCGGTGTTGCGCACCTTCTGGTCGCGCTGGCTGATCGCGCCGATGGTCGCCTGTCCCATCGTACCGGTCACGTCACCGAAGTCGAGATCGAGCCGGTCCTGCTCGGTGTACGCCGAGGAGGTCACGTCCTTGGTCTCCAGTTGCTTCACATCGGCAGTCGGATCGGCTGTCAGCGTGATCGAGCCGGGCACGTTGCGCATCAGCGACCGCATGTCCGTCATCTGCCCGCGCTTGACGACGTAGCGGTTGTTCAGAGCCAGCCGGATGTTGTCGTTCCGCTGGTTCATGATGTCGTTCATGTACTCCTGCGTCGAGAACGCGATCTCTACCGGCCCCGACTGGTAGATGCGGTGCGTCTCGATGGTGCATTGGCCCATCACGTACGGGCGCCGCGAGATCCCGAAGACCTCCTCGATCGGCACCGGGTCGCTCAGCTGGATCGTCGTGCCGAGCGTCTCGTAGACGTAGTCCATGCCGTCGCGGCGCACGATGTTGCGATGCACCCACACGACGCGGTTGTGCTGGCCCTGCTGGACTTGCGAGTAACGATCAAGCCGCGCGCCGGTCTCGCGCGCCTGGCGCAGCACTTGCGCCGTCGCGGTCTGGTCCGAGGCACCCGCCAGCAGTTGCGCCTCGCTGAACTCCTGCAGGTACGGAACCTGCGAGCCGTACGAGCGCGACTTCTTGATGTGGTAGACGAGATCGTCAACGAACCAGGGGATTTGCTCGATCAGATACGGGCTGCTGTTGATCGGATCGACCCAGTCGCTCGACGGATGGATCCGCAGGTTCTCCGCCGGGATCAGCCGGATCCACGGCGAGTCCTGCGTGATCTTCGTGGTCTTGCGCGTGCGCCCCGTCAGCCCGCCGCCATCGGCGTACTCGTCCTCGATGATCGTCGCTTCCTTGTAGCGCCACTCCTGGCACGAGACGACGACGCCCTGCGTCATCGCGTCGAAGTAGGCACCGAGCGCCGTCTTGAACCACGGTAGCGTGTTCGTCAGCCGGTGGTTGAGCAGCGATTTGTGTACTTTTGCCGCCGTGACTTGCGCCGCGTCGGACTGGTTCGTCGGCTCGCAAGCGATCACGTCGGCGGTCGAAAAGAGCGCGAGCGCACAGGTCGCTTCCTGCTTGCGCAGCATCGTGCGCGTCTTCGGGCGGAAGAACTTCGACCGCTTGTCGTAGTCCGGCGAGTAGTACTTGCTGCCACCCGCGTGGCGCCCGTACGTGTGCGCGAGGTTGTTCTCGAGACGCCGGCGCACGGAGATGTCGAACCAGTTCTGCGAGACCTGATAGTTCTCGCGCGCCAGCTGCAGCCAGTTCGTGTTGTCCACCGTGTCTTTCTCGCCGGCGGGATCGCCCTCGAGCGGAACGCCGTTGCGGGAGAACCCGTCGGCCTCACCCTTGATCTTGGTGCCGGGGCCGAAGTCGTCCGTCTTCATCGGCGCGCCGCTGCCGTTCTTGAGGTTGCTCGCGGTCTTGCCGTTGACGTTCGGTCCCATCAGCGGCACGCCGTTCTTGCTGTAGTCGTCTGCTGTGGCCATGGCTCAACAATTTGCCGTGCGAACCAGAGTTCGACCAAGGTGGTCGGTGAAGACCTCGCCCGCGGCGATCGCATCATCAATCGCGCGTTTCCGCAAATACTTCTTCGCATCGGCGGTCTCTTTGTCGCTCAAGACCGGGATGCACTGACCGAGCACGTCCTTCTTCAGGGCCGCGTAGATGTGCACGTCGAACCGGCCTCGCGGCATGCCGAACCGCTCGAGGATCTCGCCGCCGGCGCGCAGGAAGCACCTCCGCGACGGGTCGTGCTCGACCTCCACGGTGCGCAGCACGTAGCCCCAGCGCGAATGCAGCGCATGGTTGAACACGTACAGGACGTGGCCGCACTCGTTGATCTGCACCGCCCACAGGTGGCCTGGGTAGTGCTTCTGCAGCATATCCATCCCGTCCTTCGCCAGGATGATCAGCGAGGCGTGATTCTGGAAATCCTCCGGGTTGTCGATCTCGCCTTCCGGCTCACCGGCAGGGTCGTAGTGCGAGGCCGGGCGGTTCCACTTGAGAGTTGGGAAGCTCATGCGAATTCGAAGATCACGATGATGCCGTCCACGCCGGCGCTTGCGCCGCTGACGCCGCTACCGTTCACGGACCAGCCGCCGTTGCCACCGGCTCCGCCTATCGCATTCGACGCCCCACCTTGGCCCTGCACGGCGACGGTTCCCGAGAGGATCAGTCCCATGCTTCCGGAACTGCCGTTATAGACGTAAGAAGGAACACCGATGCCGATGGTGCCTCCGTTTCCTCCCGCTTTGGCATTCGCGGTGGTGCCTGCGGTCATGCCACCGCCGCCCACGCCACCGGTTACGGCAAAAGACGCCGTGCCACCAGAGAAGACCGTCGATCCGCCAGTGCCGCCATTGCTGCCGGAGTTGTTGCCAGCGGTTCCGCCAGTACCCACGGCGACTGTGTAGGGGGTGTTCGGCGTCAGCCCGGTAACGAACTGAGCTCCGAATGCGCCAGCGCCACCGCCGCCGCCTGCCGCCGCCGAAGCCGCGACGACAGACATCCCACCACCGCCGCCTCCAGCGCCAGATAGCTGCACGAGAGCCTTGGTCGTGTTAGCGCCAGTCGTGTAGGTCGTCGTGGCCGGGTTGTTGATCACGACGACACGCAGCAACGCTCCAGGTGGGGCGGCGGCATCTGCCGGCGTGTACCCAAGGATCGCTGTCAGGGTCGCCGCGTTCAGCGCGAACAGGGCGTCGTTGCCGGAGGCGTCGATTCCCACGCCTTTTGCTCCGGACAGAGTCGCTCCGGAGAGGACTCGAGTGATCTGGTTGAAATACTTCGATGTTAATCCGGGCATTGGATCATCCTGTCGTCAGGTAGAACGTCGACTTGCCTAAGTCGGACGGCGAATAGAGCGACGTGCTGTCGCTGCTCATGTAGAACGTCCCCAGAGCCTCGCTCGACGGAGGAATGATTTCGAAGAAGCGTCTTCCGTTGGGGAAATCGTAGACCTCGGACGGCGCGCGCAGCGTCGGATCCAGAGCGGCCACCAGCGTAGCTAGGTCGACTCGCTTGGAGGTTGGCGAACCCGGCATCGTCTAACTCCCCGATTTCTCGCGCCTTATACCACATCCGGCTCGAGAAGGATTTCCTCGTCCTGCATCTTCACCGGAGCCAGCACCGTGAACGTCACCGCGAGCGCATCGCCGTCGTCGGGCGACTGGCCCCCGCGCTTGGCGATTTCGTCCTTCGATTCCAGCTTCAGACGCTCGGTCTTGCGCTCGTATCCGTAGCCCGGTGTCTCGAGCGCGCCGCGGAGCTCCGCGTCGTCCGGGAGCACCGCCTCGTCGCGAATCCAGTCGCGCATGCGCGACCAGATCTCGGCCCGGCGATTCGCGAACTTCTTCGGCAGATCGGCCTTCACACCGAACTGCACCTCGACCACCTGGAACCCCAGCTGGCGCAGGCGGTCGATCAGGCCGGCGCCGTAGCCGCCGGATCCGTCGACGAAGATGATGTCGGGCCGTGTCTCGCGGATCACCGCGGCGACGTGCGAGGCCAGTTGCATCAGGTCCGGGATGCGGTAGCGCCGGATATTCGGCAGCACGTAGCGGCCCTTGCGCAGGATCACCACGCTCTGGTCCTGGCCCTGACGCGCGACGTCGATGCCCATCAGCAGCGGGATGGCGCGCGGGATGGTCAGCGGATCGAACGCCCGCCGGCGCTCCATCGCTTCGTTGATCAGGCCCGAGGCGATGAACGACAGGCTCCCGTGAAGCGGGAACAGGCCCAGAACGCGCACGCGCACGTAGTCGGAGTCCAGCCCCCAGTCATCGATCCACTGCTGCAGGAGCTCCTTGTTCGCGCGCTTGGAATCGCGAGCATCGACGTGCAGCGTCGTCCAGCGGTGTGCCTTGTCGCCAAAACACTCCGCGAAGCGCCCGTCGGCGCGCGTTCCGTTCCCGAACGCCAAGAAGACCGCGCGCGTGGTGAACGCGCCCTCAGAGACGTCCCAGATCGCGTCAGCGATCGTCGACGCCTCGTCGAACTGGTACATCACCATGTCCTCGTGGACGCCAGCGAAGGCCTGGGAGTTGTGCTCCGACCATGCCATCGCCTCGGCGTACCACGTCTCCGGTTTCCACCGGCAGGTATACTTTGTCTGCGACCATTCGAATTGCCAGCGGTTCGCCGCGTACTCATGCCACTTGGCCACCTCGCGCCAGGTGCTCGACTTCAGCTGGGGCATCGTGCCGGCGGTCACGCGCGCCTTGTTGTGCGGGAAGCACGTCTGGAACCAGATGGTCAGCCATGCCATCAGCGTGCTCTTCCCGGCGCCGTGGCCGGAGCAGACCGCGATGCGGATCACCATCACGCCAGCGCGCAACTGCTTGCCGATCTCGTCAAGGATCACGGCCTGCCAGACGTCCGGCCCCTCCTCGTG